AACGGACCTTAGCGGTTCGAACACAATAGGCACGGTGGCTGGGTCGATAGCGAACGTGAACACCGTGGGTGGCGCAATCGCCAACGTGGACGCCGTGGCCGCTGACCAAGCTGACATTGGCGTTGTCGCAGCGGACCTAAGCGGATCAGATACTATCGGCACAGTCGCGGGGTCCATCGCGAACGTCAACACGCTGGCAGGGGTCAGCAGTGACGTGACAAGCCTTGCGCCGCAATCCGCCAACATCGGCACGCTGGCGACTGGCACTGACAGCGGCGGCACTGCGTACCTGACGCATCTTGCTAACGCGGCGACAAACGCGGCAGCAGCGAACGCAGCGCTTGAAGCGTTTAACAGGACGTACCTCGGAGCCTACAGCGCGGACCCGACTGTTGACGGTAACGGCGACGCGCTGACTGACGGCGACCTGTACTTCAACAGTACGTCAAACAATCTGAAGTTCTACGACGCTGGCAACGGCGTGTGGGTCACGCTCAACAATGCCGTGCAGGTCAACTCGGCTGCAACGCTCAGCGCGGTCGGCGACGCAAACTTTGGCACACTGGCTGAAAACGACTTCATTGTTCGCGACGGCAGCAACCCGGCCAAGTGGGTAAACAGGACGCCTGACCAGTCGCGCTCAGCATTGGGGCTTGGCACCGCAGCCACTACTGCCGCAAGCGACTATGCCACCGCAGCGCAAGGCGTGACAGCAGACACAGCGCTGCAACCAAACGCAGCAGCCGACTTTGGCGGTAACAACATTACCTACGCCGCCAATTACAGCACGTTTGCTAACCTGCCAACTGCTAGCACCTACCACGGCATGTTTGCGCACACGCACGATACCGGGAAGCCTTACTTCGCACACGCTGACAACTGGGTTGAGCTTGCGCAGCAGAGCGCTGTGAACGCAAAACAGGACACGGTCGTAACCAGCACTGCACTTGCAGCCGCGTCACTGACTACGCAAGAAACTGGTGACAACGGGGCGGTCTCTATTGACGTGCGCAGGGCCAACCCACGGACGACTATCGGCACTCACACACTGCTTGGCGGCGCGACTCTCTACTACGCCAGCGGAGCAGCAACCTACGACGTAAGTGCGCTGACACCGGGAGACATAGTGACGATCTACTGCGAGACCGGGACTGTTACAGTTGGGCAGGGCAGCGGCTCTGTCGTGCTGTTCAAGGACGGCGAGGCTACTGGCGTGGCTAGCAGCGATACAGTCACGATAGGGGCGGATACGCTAGCTACCGTGACGTGCGTTAGCGCGACCAAAGCGATCATCGCCGGGAGTGACCTGACATGAGCGGCGTAGGTGCAATGATGAACGTCACGGCGTCGGTTAGTGGTGCTGCTGCTGTATATGCTGGACCCGGCGGCGTGCGCTTCACTGCCGCAGGTTCGCATAGCTGGACAGTCCCGGCGGGCGTTACAAGCGTCAGTGTCGTTTGTGTTGGCCCCGGCGGTGGACGATACCGGAGCAGCAGCAGCTCCGGTGGTGGTGGCGGTGGTCTCGGCTACGCCAACAACGTCTCGGTCACTCCCGGTCAGACCATCACCGTGCAGGTAGGAGCGGCTCCGGCCGTTGGTCAGGGTACGTATGGCACCGACAGCTACTTTAAAGACACCTCCACCTGTGTCGGCAAGTCAGGTCAAAATGCCGACAGCACTAGTGTCGAGGGTGTCGGCGGCCAGTACGTTGGCACCGGAGGCGGTTTCGGCGGTGACGGCGGTAGCGGTAGATTCAGCGGCGGTGGTGGTGCTGGTGGTTACTCTGGGTCCGGTGGCGCAGGGCGTGGTGTAACAGATAGCGGTGACACTCGCACTGGCTTTGCCGGATCTGGCGGTGGTGGCGGCGGTGGTGCTGGCTATTTCGCTGGTTCTGGTGGTGGCGTTGGCCTCTATGGTGAGGGTAGCAGCGGCGCAGGCGGGACTGGCAGTACAAGCTCAAACGGCGAAGGCCACGGTGGATCAGGCGGTGAAGACGGCACCAGCTACTCCAATATTACCGCAAACGCCAGTAAGTATGGAGGCGCTGCTGGCTACGCTGTTAGTGGCCTATATCCAAACCAAGCAGCTGGCGTGGGTGCCGACGGTGCCGTCCGAGTCATTTGGGGAACCGGGCGCTCCTTTCCAACCACAAACGTCGATGAAGCTAGCAGCACTGCTGGCGAAGACACAACCACTTACGCATAGGAACTTATTAAGGAAATCAATATGTTAGACACGACAAAAAACTGGTACGCGAGCAAGACTGTCTGGGCCGTTCTGGTCATGCTGGGCAGCGTGGCTGCACGCAACGCGGGGATCGACCTCGGGCCATTCGAAGACGAGATCAGCAGCCTGATTCTCGATGGCGTCGCGCTTGTGGCCGGGGCTGTGGGCCTGTGGGGTCGCGTGGTTGCGACTACTAAGCTGACTAAGTAGGAGAAACTGCCGTGACTGACGCTGAGATTGCTGAGATTGCCGAGCGTGTAGCCAAGAAAGCCGTGGATGAAACCTTGCGGCGGCTGTACCTCAACGATGATGACAGTGGGAAAGACGTGCATGACCTGCGCGAGCTGCTGTCGAGCTGGCGAAGTGCCAAGAAGACTATCGGCACGACGGTCACTCGCTCCGTAACCCTGTTTGTTCTCGGAATGCTTGCGCTTGGGGCAGTAATGCAAGTGCGTAAGCATCTTGGGGGTGATGATCTTGGTGGATAATAGCGTCAAACGAGAAGACTTACTCGCTGCGCTGCATACAGCGGTCGCGGAAGACCTACACAGACGCATTACGGACGGTGAGGCAAGCGCTGCCGAGCTGTCCGTAGCCGTCAAGTTCTTGAAAGACAACCATATCGACAGCGTGCCGACTGACGACAACGCCATTGGCGCATTGTTGGACGGCATGCCTAACTTTGAGGATGACACCGATGGTTAAGCTGTCAGTTGGGCGCGGTGAAAAGCTCAGTACCAAGGAGGGCGCAGGGCTTACAGCCAAAGGTCGCCGCAAGTACAACAAGAAGACGGGCAGTAACCTCAAGGCACCGGCACCGAACCCCAAGACCAAGGCGGACAAGGGGCGCAAGAAGTCGTTTTGTGCGAGGATGGGCGGGATCGTCAAGCGCTCTAAGAACGCTGAGCGCGCCAAGGCCAGCATGAAGCGCTGGAACTGCTGACAAAAAGACGCTGCCAGCCCGGGTGAGAGCTGACAGCGCGACAGGAGGAGCTTCTGACTAGGGAGGAGTAAACGTTTAAGGAACCACTTGCACAAAAGCCTTATAAACAGTTACTCAAACGGAACGATTGTGTCAACGCAAAAGATCAAAGAGGACTTCCGGTCCTTCCTGTGGCTCGTATGGAAACATATCAGCCTACCTGACCCAACGCCCGTACAGTACGACATCGCACACTACATCCAACACGGGCCTAAGCGTTGCATGGTGCAGGCGTTTCGGGGTGTCGGTAAGTCCTACATCACGTCCGCGTATGTCGTCTGGTCTCTGCTTCGTAACCCTGACGAAAAGGTCTTGGTGGTCTCCGCGTCCAAAGAGCGAGCCGATGCGTTCTCTACGTTTACCCAACGCATCATTAATGAGATTCCCGCCTTGCACCACCTGCGGCCCAAGGAAGAACAGCGCAACTCCAAGATTGCCTTTGACGTCGGACCAGCCCAACCGAGCCACAGCCCGAGCGTAAAGTCTGTCGGTGTGACCGGTCAGTTGACGGGTAGCCGCTCCTCGCTTTGCGTCGTTGATGACGTCGAGGTTCCCGGCAACTCGGCCACTCAGCTCATGCGCGACAAGCTAGCCGAGCTGGTCAAAGAGTTCGATGCTGTCTTGACGCCCGGTGGACGCATCATTTACCTCGGAACGCCGCAGACTGAGGATAGCCTGTACAGCCGTCTTCCAGAGCGCGGCTACCAATTACGAGTCTGGCCTGCTCAGAAGCCGTCAGTGAGCGCTACAGAGGCGTATGGAGGCACTCTAGCGCCATTCGTTGAGCAGCTTGACGTCGAGACCGGCGATTCCGTCGATCCACTGCGGTTTGACAACGAGGATTTGCAAGAGCGTCTGACGTCCTATGGGCGTGCTGGCTATCAGCTACAATTCATGCTCAGCACGGCAATGACAGACGCCGAACGCTACCCGCTCAAAGTGCGCGACATCGTATTTTTACCGTTGGACTCAGAGACCGCACCCATGTCGCTGACTTGGGGTCCGACAGAAGACAAGACCATGAACGACCTGCCGAACGTAGCCATGCGGGGTGACAAGATGTACGGCCCAATGGCAGTCGGCAGTGTGGTCGGTGAGTACAGTGGGTCCATCATGGCCATTGACCCGTCAGGTCGCGGTGCTGACGAAACAGGCTATGCAGTCGTCAAGCAGCTTAACGGCTACCTGTACGTTCCAGAGGCCGGTGGCATTAGCGGCGGGTACGATGAAGACACCCTTGGGTCGCTGGCAGAGATTGCTGCGCGCAACAAGGTCAACATGGTGCTGGTCGAGAGCAACTTTGGTGACGGTATGTTCACTAGCTTGCTGCGCCCGGTGCTTGCTAAAAGACACCCCTGCATGATCGAGGAAGTGCGACACAGCACTCAGAAGGAACGGCGCATCATTGATACCCTTGAGCCAGTCTTGATGCGCCACAAGCTCGTCATGGACCCTCGGGTTATCGAACAGGACTACCGGACAGCCAGTAAGTACGAACAGCACATGCGGATGAGCAAGATGCTCGTCTATCAGCTCACGCGACTGACCACTGAAAGACACAGCTTGCGCCATGACGATAGGCTAGACGCACTTGCCATGGCTGTCGGGTACTGGTCTGAGCAGATGGCGACTGACGAGCAGCGGGGCATTGAAGCGCAGCGAGACGAGCTAATGCAGCAAGAGCTAGACAGGTTCATGCAGGTGGCTGGACAGCCGCGACCAAACAGACGGAACTGGATGGGCAACCTGTCGGCTGTCAGGTAGCTGGACAGATTGCTGGACAGCCTGCGACCCGGTAGGGATCAGTCCTTAAAATGACAATTCAAACCCTATAAGGAAAACAGTTCCGCCCCTATAAGTGCTATAAGGCACTGACAGTTGATTTTAGGTTTGATTTAAGGACTGACCTTCGGTCGCAAGCTGTCCAGCAATCTGTCCAGCAAACTGCCCAGCAACTCAACAGTTACCTTAAGGTACTGAATGTGCTGTAAGTGCTATAAGGGGGGCTGAAGGCTGGCTTTAGGTTCAACTGTCAAGTTGGTGTCAAGCGCCGTAGCGCCACCACCCCGCTTCTCCCTCGCGGCTATTTTGCTGCAAAAATGTCAGACGGTATCTAATAAGAACATCGTCGCGCTCCCCCCCGCCTACCTGCCGCTAATCGACCAGCCAGCGCCGCCTGTGCCTGCCGTTCATCCATAAAGCCAATGTTTCCAGTGCCTTGAGATGCATTGATAGTGCGTATCGGGGCCGAATGACCGCATAGGCCATAGTGATAGCACAAGTGATAGCAAGCGCGGGCGGGCAGCAACCACCAGCAACCACCAGCACTGACCGGCCACTGACCGGCCACTGACCGGCCACCGCCTGCACCTGCACGGCATCACCATAAGGGACAGTTATGTATTGCCTAAAGTTTTACACGATAGTGCTTGCGCTGGCGTAATTGTCTCGGCTAGGAGTGTATCCAGCAGCGGCGCACTAGCTACTCACCGCGCCGCATCACTCGAAAGGTTTACCAACATGTTTTCCACGCACACACTGCACTTCTTCAAGACTGACAGCGACCAGCGCGCTGGCGTGTATTGCGCTTCGCACGAGCTGGACTTGAACGGCTTGATGCCTGACGAGGAATATGCCCCGACTCGCCGCGCTGACTTGTACGCAGTCAATGAAGCGCTTCAGATGATGGCGACAACGCACAAGGATTGCACCGCTGCTGAGGTCCATATCCAAGACGCTTTGTTTTGCGGCTTAGTTGTACGCGAAAACGAATCCCTTAAAGCCAACTACTTCGGCTAACAGCAACACCGGGCGCGCAGTCAGACAGCTACACGCTGCGCGCCGTCTCACTCTCTGAAAGGTTTACCAACATGACTTCCCTTTATGCACACGTCGAACACATCCGCGCCCTGTTAAGTAACGGTGACTGGACAAACGGCATGACCCGCGACGACTTTGACTCGCAGGATGATTACGACGAAGCCGACAGCGCTTTAAGCTGGCTTTCTGATGCCCTCGATGTCGAGTGGACGACCCACGCCGATAAGACATTCAAGGGCGCGCGCATTCTTGTAGCGTTCGGCGGTCCAAATATCTGGGTCAATACCATGACGAACGAGGTCGAGGGCTTTTGGTCAGGCGATCCGCCGGTCAAGTTGTACTTCGGCCTTAACGATGAACTGGAGGAAGCGTGCAGCGAATGGTTTGCATGCACATAACCAACCCGTTGCGCTCAAGTGATGATTGCTTGAGCGCAACACCACACCGAAAGGACTAACGACATGAAGAACCGACGAACCTCACTGCGCGAGTACCGAGGCGCACGCCTTGTCGAAAAGCGCCTTGCTGCTGGCCTAACCCGCGAGCAGTTAGCAGCAAAGGCGCGTGTCAGCACGATGACCCTCAAGAACTGGGAGCGTGGACGCACTAAGCCGCAGCCTGACAAGGTGCGCGCCGTGCGTGAAGTGCTGGCTGAAGTTGCACCGACGCCGGGCATTGACGCAGACGTGTTGCGTGCTGACGTCGAGAACTTATTAGGCGTCACGCAGAATTTGCTAATGGCTGTTGCGCACGTTGAAAAGCACCTTGATCCTGAAGTGCGCGACATGCTGCAAAAATTGGAGGTGGCACGCAATGGCAGCAAGTAAGCGCCAAGAGGTACGGTCACGCCGCATTCATTACGTCAACGCAACAATTACGCACGTTCAGCGCTTGAAGTTTCAGGCTAACGGCGAGCCTGTGTTTCGCATGACGTTCGCGGACCAAGACGGCAACGTGTTTGCGGCCACGACGCACGCACGCGGCACCTATCATGAGCGGATCAGCCCCGACATGACAAGCCAGCGCGTGAAGCTGACGTGGCACCACGACACGCGCGGCAACAAGATCGTCTTAGACTTGGAGGATGACGCCCGTGCTGCATGAGTTGCTGTTA